ATCAGTCAATGGGGAAGCGAAACCAATGATCTTAAACGCAGCGGCAGTAGTAACTACTGTACTTTCCAAGGCGCTGGTAGAGTTACCTGTACGGGTGTTACCTGTAGAAGTAGACTGCGCAGCAGCAAAGAAGGTGTTTGCGCCAAGAGCGGCCTGAGTTACTTGACCATCCAATTGAGCTTGGAAAGTCACGTTGGGGTCAGTGATCACGTATGCAGTCACCACGCCGGTTGTGCCGGAGGGATAGTACTGACCGTAGATTTGCTGGCCTTGTGCGTTGATGTAAGATGCACCAACAAACACGCCCCAAGCACCCATACTGTCGCCACCAAGGTTATTGGTAGTTAAGTCTGCGCCGGTGGCGGTAGCCAAAGCGATATAACCGTCAGCGCCAATGATAACTGCTTGTCCAAAAAACAAGTTAGTTGCTTCACCAGCGGGGTCGATTAAGAACTGACTCGTAGCGCCAGCATAGGGCATGCCGTCGTTACGGTTAATGGCTCGTAGGCCATAGGGGGTATTGGTCATTGACATTTAAGTCTCCAAAAAATTTAAATACCTTTTCCGAAAGTGACCGTGGACTTACGTTCTTTGAACATAGGCATCCTCGGATCATTCTCGCGCATGTAGGTGTTGTCAACTGATTGCATCTGCGCGTCCGCTTGTTGGCGATAGTACGCATTACGCTGTTCAGTAAACTCCACAGGTGTTTTGCAAAGCAGGAGACCACCTACCTCGATACTGTCTGGAAACTTTGCCGCAGCAGAATTAAACAGACGAATCTCGGGATGATCAGAAGCTTTAACGGGTTCCCAACCCTCGGCAAGCTTGGAGGAATAGTTCGTGGCGTCATCTTTCCCTTGCGAGGCAATCCTGATCCAACGAAATGCATAACCCGGTTCCGGCTTCGGATCGGGTAGAAGTTTGGGGGGCATCCATTGTTTTGGACGCTCCGCCTGTTCGCGGGTATCAAGTTCGCGTGGTGCGCGGTTAGTTTTTTCCATTATGTTTTCCTCATTTCTTCAGCAACCTTACGGGCGTACAGTTCCAATGGAACTCCCAACCGCTTGGCGAGATTCACCTGTGTCTGCGTAAGCACGATTTTTCGCGGTGCTGTACTACGCGTTGCAGGTGCAACGTTATTGGATTTGGTTCGCTGAGGTTTCGCATCAGCGGGTTCGTCGGCTCCAAATTGGTCGGCAAACCTTTCGCGCATGTCAGTGTTGATACGTCGGTAGTATTCTTCACTGCCTGCCGGAATTCCTTCCCCTACCAAGTCCTCGTGCAAGCCGAGGGCATAAGCTGTCATCCGTTTATTGGACCCAAACCACTGATTTTGGTCTTGCCATGCAAGCAGTTTGTCGTCCACGGGTGCAGCCGGTTGGGGCTGATATGCAGGTTGTACATCAGTTTTTTCCACCTGTAAAGGGGCTGGGCGAAAATTATTTACTTTTTCCGCTTTCATCTTGGCCGAGGTAAGCGCTTCTTGAGCATTCACCAGAGCGTCGGAATCACCCGCTTCATAGGCTTCTTTGTACTGACGTTTTGCAGTTTCAAGCTCGTTAGCCACCACTTTCTTGGCTTGTTCAATCAAAGCTGTCTGATTCTGGTTAACAGAACCCTTGAGCTTGTTGTTTTCTTCAGCCAAAGATCGGGCAAACCGCAGAGCTTCTTCTTTCTCACGTTCAGCCGCTTCTTTAGCGCGGCGCTCGTCGTGGTAGCCTTTTGTAAAGTGTTTTATACGTTTTTGAACACTTTCGTCGTACTTTGACAACTCCTCATCCGTCACATCTTTGGGCGGCTCAGACATGGGTTTGCGCCCACGGTCTTCGGGAGGCGTGTCGTCTACGACTTCAATTTCCGGTTCGTCGGACTCAGGTTCTACAACCTTGCCACCCTTACGGGCGTTGACTTCGACTTCATCAGGAAACTCAAATTCTGTCTTTTCAATTTCAGCCATGATTACTCCTTAGTGAGGGCGTTGGATACCACGAGGGTCTTGCACAACGGCTTGTATGGAATCATCGTTAATTAAACGCCATTCGGTGCCATGAATTTTCATGCGGGTGCCGGTGTTTGGACGAACCAAAATAAAGTCACCAACTTTGCATGATGGACCAGATGGGAATCTGGCAGCGTCTTTGAACGCATCGGGACCAATCTTTGCAACAAACAACACGGGGGAGAGAAGCTCCTCGTGGTGCATAGCTGTGGCAGATTTTAAAATCCCTGTCTCGCTGAATTCTTCTTCAGCTTTGGGCAACATACACAAAATATGGTACGTCGCGGGGTCCGGCACTTGTTTGGCTTTTTCTTCAGCGGATGTGTTTAGCAACCCGCTTAGATCAACCGCACTAACGTCGAAATCAGTCATCGTCATAATCCTTAGTTTTTCGCACGAGGTCAGCAAGTTCATACTGCGCGGTTTGCAGACCTCGGATAGTTCCGCACAGTTCTTTATAGTGCTCGTGGGATTTAGCTCCACCAGCACTAATTACGTCAACCAACTGCTTGACGTGTTCGTTTAGTTTGCCGTCTAAAACTTCAAGCAGATTAGCCATGATTACTCCCTATTACCTTGTAATAACTTTGCAAGTCTGTCCATCTCGGCATGCTCCAACTTCTGGCTATGTACTTGTCCGCCATGAGCCATCTTCTGCTGGACCTGCGCTTGCTGCTGCTGCATAGCTTGCTGTTGCTGGGCCTGAGCTTGTTCAAGCTCCATCCGTTTGGCAGCCATCTCCATACCGTGTAACTCCTGCGCCTGCATAATTTCTTGCTGCAAACGCATGGATGCCATGGCTGGGTCTTCACCTGTTCTTGCTGCGCTTTCTTGCGCTTTGAGTGACAACTCCTCGGCCTTAAGCTGCAGGTCTCCCTTGACCTTAAGCGCCTTAGTGTCAGCCTCTTGTTTCTTAATTGCCAACTCTGCCTGCTGCAACTGCATGACCGGGTCTTGCTGCATCTGCTGAGCTTGCTGATTTGCCACCTGACCTTTGCTTGCAGCCAGCACTTGTTGTGCGCCTTGGGCAACCAGACGAGACAACATAACTTCTGCATCTTCTGGCATGGCTTCGTCGGGTGGTGGCAGTGGCACGCCAAGCTGTTCTTCCACTTTCTTGCGGTACGCAAACGCCAAATGTTCTGAGAGGTGAGCCTGAATCTCGGCCATCATCTTCTGGGCTTGTGGGTTCTGACCAACCTGCGCCATGATGAGCGGGTCCTGCATCATTGATGTATGTACAGAAATGTGTGCGTCGTGGTCTTGATAGATAAACGCTTTGGTCGGTTTGCCATTCAGGAACGCCATGTTCTCCGAGACAGGATCGCGTGGTGTCATGTCGTCATCTGTAGGTACAAGTTTCTCAGCGTTCTTTACACCAAGCACCTCGATCATCTGACGGTGCAATATAGGCAAGTCATAAATCTGCGGAGCTTGTTGAGCCAACTGCATCACCGCTTGGTACTGCATGATGCGCTGCGCCATCGTCGCGCTGTTGGGATCAGACACAGGGATCACGTCCACCATGTCGTAATCTTCTTGCTTTGCCATGCGGTCGCCGCTTGATGGATCAAAGCTGTACTGATCTGGTGTGTAGTCGCGGATGATGTCACGCAAAAGTTTGAACTCTTGCTTCATGCTGTAGTGCACGCGGGCCTGTACAGCAGACATTGTCTTTAACTGACGCTCCAACAGAGCAAGCGTGGTACCTACCGGAGCATTTGCACTCATGTCGCTGATGTTCATGTCAGCAATAGAGCCAAGGCGTTTGCCCTCGTCAGTGATCTGGTTCAGGAGCGCCAGCAGAACTTGGGATGGTTCTTTATATGGCAGGGGCATGATGTTGTCACGCACCGCACCACTTGGCACATCCACATCTCGCCACTCACCGGGATTGATGGGAGTATCGTCGCCCTTGATACGCAAGCCACGAGCTTTTAAGCCACCGGGCAAGTTAGCCAACGTACCAGCGTCAACCAACTGACGCATGATGGAAGTGCCTGCGCGTGCGTAGCCGCCAATTAAGTGGATCAAACCAAGACCGTAAGCACCAAAGCCGGGTATGTATGTGTACTGTACGAAGTGATCGCGTTTTAACTTCTGCTTGTCTTCTGGGTTCCAGTTACGACGAACAGCCAACACTTTGTTAGTGCCGCGATCTATCGTCACCACATACGGCAGTGCAATCTCATCCTCGTCCTCGTATCCGGGCAAGTCGTAGTCAACGTGGAGTTCCAAAATCTGGTAGCGGTCGTCATCCGTAAGCGTAAAGCCTTGGTCTTCCGCTTTCTTCTTCTCAATGTCCGTATGTATGACTTGCGGCTCACCCAACTCAATGTCACGATAAAAGCCCGCTACCTGCAGCTTCTTCATGTCGTTCTTGGTCTTACGCATGATGTGCGCAACGCGATCAGACGTCTTCAAACTTGA